ATATTAAAAATAATAATTAAAGAAGTAGTTAATATAGATACTTTACCTGAAGAAGTTAGAAATGCAGTTATTGAAGGTAAGTCAAAAGAAGAATACGAAAATAAAGAATTAGATTTATATACTTGTGTAACTAGAGAAGCCAAAGGCTACACATTAATGCAAGAATGTGGAAAGAAAATTATTTTACAAACAAAATATAAATTAGACCAACTACCATTCATTGCACTTAGATTTAATCGTGTAGATGGAATGGATTATGGTAGGTCTCACTGTGAATCTTATCTCGGCGATTTGAAAAGTTTAGAAGGATTAACAAGAGCAATATTAGAAGGTTCTTCTGCATCAGCTAAAATGCTTTTCTTAGTAGCACCTAATGGAACTACTAGAGCATCATCTATAGCTAAAGCACCAAATGGTGCAATTATTGAAGGTTCTTCAGGAGATGTATCAGTATTACAAGCTAATAAGTTTGCTGATTTTAGAGTGTCATTTGAAATGATGAATAGAATAGAGCAAAGATTACAATATGCTTTCTTACTTAATTCATCAGTACAAAGACAAGCAGAAAGAGTTACAGCTACAGAAGTTCAATTAGTAGCACAAGAATTACCAGATGCACTTGGTGGAGTATATGGAATATTAACTACAGAGTTTCAGCTTCCATATATCAATGCAAAAATTAATATTTTAAGAGAACAAAAATTACTACCAGATTTGCCTAAGAAAATAGTACGCCCTAAAATCATTGTTGGTTTAGAGGCACTTGGCAGAGCAAGTGATAGACTTAGACTTTTACAGTTCATGCAAGATTTAGCAGGAACGCTAGGAGCTAATGTACTTGCACAACATATAAATCTTGATGATGCCATTAAGAAATTTGCAATAGCAAATGGTGTGGACACACAAGGTTTACTCAAAGACCAAGAACAAATCCAACAAGAACAACAACAGGCTCAACAACAACAGTTAGCTCAAAAAGCATTAGCTGACCCAAGAGTTGCCATTGAAGCAGGAAGACACATTACTGACAATGGAAAAGGTTTAGCCTTAAACAATGAAACTGGAGATGTATCAGTTGAGAACATGGAGTAAAAAATATGAGTACAGATAGATTAGAAGTTAAATCAGAAGACAGTAAAGCAGAAACATTAGAACAATCTGCTGAAAGATTAAAAACAGAAGGTGTTGATATTAATAAAGACCTTAGTGTCAATGCAAATGGAGAAGGAATTAGCGTCTCAGAACCAAAAACTGAAATGCAAACATCTGAAGACAGACCAGAATGGTTGCCAGAAAAATTCTCTAATGCAGAAGAACTGGCTAAAGCGTATGGTGCGTTGGAAAAAGAATTTTCAGCGAGACCTAAAGAAGAAGCTAAACCTGCTGAAGATAACAAAGCAGGAGAAGACAAAACTTACGAAAACGAAACCAACAAAGGTTTAGATAAATATTATGAGGAGTATGCTGAAAGAGGAGAATTAGCTGAAACTAGTTATAATGAATTAGCTAAACTTGGTTTAGATAGAAGTTTAGTTGATAGTTATATTGAAGGACAAAATTTAATTTCAGATACCAATACTAAACAAATTCAAGACATAGCAGGTGGTAAAGAAGAATATACTGAGCTTGTTAATTGGGCGACAGACAATTTATCTGATGCAGAAGTTAAAGTTTTTAACGATATGGTTGAAGGTGGAGATATAGAAACTGCTAAATTTGCAGTTCAAGGTTTAATGTCAAAAGCAGGAGTAAATTCAAAACAACCTTCTTTATTTGAAGGTACAAGTGATGCTGTTTCTAAAGATGCTTTTGCAAGTGTTGCACAAGTAACAGAAGCAATGAATGACCCAAGATACGAAAAAGACCCTGCATATCGTAAAATGGTAGAAGAAAAAATAGGTAGAAGCCAAGTATTCTAATGGTTAGAGATTATGGCAGAGAATATAGAAATTATCATTCTAAACCTGAACAAAGAAAAAACAGGTCAAGTCGTAATCTAGCTAGAAGATTAATGAAAAAGAAACTTGGTGCTAAAGCTGTAAGTGGCAGAGATATAGACCATAAAGATAAAAACCCAAGAAACAACTCTAGAAGCAATCTTAGAGTTAGAACTAAATCAAGTAACAGGAGTGATAACAGATGATGTGGCTTTCATTAGCTAAATTAGCGTTAAGAACTGGTTCTGAAGTTTATAAAAACAGAAAAGAAACCAAAGTACTTCAAAGTATTGCAGAAAGAAAACAAATGCAGAGGGTCATTGATGGAGAAATTGAAATGGTCAATACTGTTAAAACTCATCAAGCAAACGATTTAAAAGATGAGATTGTTTTAATAATTATTTCAATACCATTGTTGGTGTGTGCATGGGGAATTTTTTCAAATGATGCAGATATTATAATTAAACTTGATGCCTTCTTTGAACAAGTAAATAAATTTCCATTATGGCTACAAGGTTTAATCATTGGTGGTTATTCAAGTGTACTTGGAATTAAAGGTGTTTCAGCATTTAAGAAAAAATAAAGGAGAAAAATATGTCATTATACAAAAATATTAACAGACGCAAAAAGCTCGGTATATCTCGTAGTAAGAAAAAATCTACTATTTCTGACAAGAGCTACGCTAGAATGAAAAAAGGTTTTAAGAAAAAAGCCTAAATGGCTAAACAAAAGTTTACCACTTTCATACCCAGAGATAAACCACCTAAACGAAAAGGTATTCACAAGAAAAGTTTATCAAAAGGAGAAAAACTAAATAAAAAATTAACTAGATACAAAGGACAAGGAAGATAATGAAAAGATATATAGTAGAAAAAATTTATCATTACTCAACTATGCTTACTAGTTGGTCATGGCAAAAACTATATGGAAACAAAAAGACAGGTTTATGTTACAAAACAAAAATTAATACAGAAGAATAATCTCATCTTTTTTAAAAGAGAGATGACTAATTTAAAATCAATGGTTGCCAGTTACGACTGATAACTTCCTGACGAAAGTAAGATTAGGTTTAAATCAATAATAACAAATAGGAGACAATAATATGTCAAACTCAGTACCCTCTAGACTAGGTCTAGTAAACGCTACTGGTACAGGTTACAATGATTTATTTCTGAAAATTTTCAGTGGAGAAGTATTGTCATCATTTGGTAGAGAAAACCTTATGATGGGAATGACTACTGTTAGAACAATTTCTTCAGGTAAATCAGCACAATTCCCTGTAACAGGAACAATCGCTAGTGGTTATCATACAGTTGGTAATGAAATTCTTGGAACTTCAGTGAAGCACAACGAGAAAATCATTAACATTGATGATATGCTATTAGCACACGCATTTCTTGCAGAAATAGATGAATTGAAAAATCATTATGATGTTCGTTCAATCTATTCAAGAGAAATGGGTCAAGCATTAGCTAAAAAAGTAGACCAACATTTACTTCAGTTAGTTGTACTTGCATCAGCAGGTTCAGCAAATATCACTGGTGGAAGTGGTGGTTCAAATGTCGTTGATGCTGACTGTAAAACAAACGCAACTTCTATGGTTGCTTCTATCTTTGAAGCTATTCAGGCTTTAGATGAAAAAGATGTACCTACAACTGATAGATATTGTGTAGTAACACCAGATGTTTACTACCAATTAGCAAACATAGATAAACTTGTTTCAAGAGACTTTTCTTCAAATAATGGAGACTTCTCAAAAGGACAAGTTCTTATGGTAGGTGGAGTTAGAATAGTAAAATCTAACACTGCTGTTACTGCATTTACTGACCAATCGGCTAGTATTTCAGGAACAAACAACACTTACAATGTAGATGCACAACATGTTGGTGCAGTGGTATTCCACAAATCAGCAGTTGGAACAGTTAAGTTAAAAGATTTAGTATTAGAAAATACTTATGACCCTAGAAGATTGGGCAATCTTATGACAGCTAGACTTGCTTTAGGTCATGGAATTTTAAGACCAGAAAGTGCAGTAAGAATTATAGCTCAATAGTTATAACAAATTCATAGGCGTAGAGATTAACACAGACAATCTACGCCTGTGTTTTAAAGGAGAAAATTATGATGTGTTGGTTTTGTAGATTTATTAAAAAAATAAAAGATAAGGTTAATAAAAAAGTTGAT